CCCCCAGGCCTTCATGCTGACAATGACTTGCTCCAGCATTTCTTCGCGGATCTAATAGCCACCAGCCGTGTTTGCGGTGGTCTGGGCGCGCTTCTCCTCAAGAACTGCTCGCGCCCCCGACGCGCAATGGCCGTCTTCTCCATGGCTTAGCAGCCATTCTGGGAAGGCAGCACGATAGGACATTTCGCCCTGGGCTGCCTTCTTCGGCTCATAGCCCGTACGCTTGTTCCGGCGCTGTTCCCCTTCTTGGCGCTCTGCCTCTGCGGTTGACCGCTTTTCCGCAGCTTCTCGCTTTTCCAGCCGCTCTGCGCGACCTTCAAGCTGACACGCTTCATCCAGCGCTTTGTCCACGGCAATCTCTGCCTCTTTGCGGACTTCTGCCGTTGCATCATCCGCGATGCTGTCCAGCATTGAGCGGGCCTCAGTGACGACGTTTGCCGCCTGCTCCCGCAGTTCTTTGATCGTAGCCATCTGGGGCCTCCATCTAGGGGAAAGGGCGTCGTCACGACGCGCTCTCCTGCCTTGCCCAAGGGCGGGGTTGGGGCGGTAACGGCTTGCGCCGTTATCTCAGTAGCCGCGCCTTCTGACGCGCCCGCCAAAGCGGGTCGCAGGGCTTGGATTGCGCGAACGACCGCAGGGCAATTTCAGTGCCCTCGTATGCCGGGAACGTGACGATGCTGACGTCCTGCAACCGCACCTGTTTGATGCGGCGCAAAGGCATATCACCCGTCTCATCCCATTCTTCGCGCTCAGCAAAGAACGCAAACGACATCTTATCGAGGTCGCCGCGTTCCATCTTGCCGGAGATGCTGCGCACATCCGGGTCTTCGCGGTCTAGAACGGTGCGCATCTTTAGGCCCCGCTCGTCTTCCTCTAGCTGTAGGGTTCCCGAGCGCGTACGTGCCAGCGGCAAGCCAGCATGGTTGATATTGAAAACAACGTCATCGCGCCCGATGGCATCGGTAAACGCCCCCGGCTCAATGACCTCGCGGAACAGGCCTGCGATATCCGTTTCTTCACCGAACACCGCTGCATAGCCCTCGACACTAAGCCCATCGTCTTTCATGCGCACTTCGGCCTTTAGGCCGCCCGCGCGCGTTTCAGCCTTCGCCATCTGCAAGGCCCTCCGATTGTGTCAGCGGCACTGTCGCACCTTGGATGTAAAGCTGGTCACCGCCGTCCATAGCGGCCCGATTATCCATCTCGCGCGCCTCGTTTGGCGTAAGTTGCCCCGTCTGGATCGCGCGGGCGTTGCCTTCCATCCGCGACGTGTAATCACCACGCAGAAGTCCGTCCAAATTGAACTCGACAAAGCGCCGCGACCGGCGACCGAACAGCTTGAGCGTCATTTCTGCCTCAGCCTGTTCAATCCATCGCTTCGCGTAAAACTTCACAAATTGCAGCGCTTGCTGCTCTGTGTTGGCGAAGGTGCCGTGCGTTAGATCCTGGAGGAAAACTGGCGGCAGCCCATAAATGCGGGCGATTTCTTCAACGGCGAACCGCTGCGCCTCCACGAGCTGCATTTTGTCTGGGTCAGACCCTAGGGGCACTAGCCTGTGCCCGGTTGGAATTGGCAGAACGAGGCCACCACGCGTCACCACATCTTGCGTTGCTTGCTCGACGTTTGCGCCAGCACGCCCGGCGCTCTCAGGCCCTTGGAACGGCCCTTCTAGGGCGTAGGGAGGCATCCCACCATTGTTGAACAGCTTGGAACCGAACTCAGCCGCGTGGACTGCTTTCCCGACCGCCACAGCGCATTGCCGAAGCGGCGACCGATGGCTCACAAGATCGGGCTTCAAACAGTAGGTCAAATCAATGACCTCAGACTGGTCGTAGCGACGGGCCATCGCCCCGCGACCAGTCGTATATTCCTTGCGCCCATTCTCTAAGCGCTTCACCTGGGGCCGCTCTAGCGGAAACAGGGTTACCGCCCGCCCATTGCTGTCTTTTTCAACGTACGTAACGGCCCGACCTTCAGTCAAAACGCCGGTCGAATACATGTCGTAACGCCACTGAAACGACGTCAAATCGTCATTAACAGCGTCATGAAGCATCGAAACGGTGGGGTTTGCCGCTGTATCGCGGACCCTTTGCTTTGTTCCGTCGCTGCGACGCTCGTACACGTGCAGAGGCAGGCCTGCGATGGTGCCAGCAATGAAGTTAATGGCTGCCCAGACGGCAGGAACACTAATCGCCTTTTCCGTTGTGACGGTAGCGGACGCCTCTAGCCCGAAGATCTCGAATATTGTCTGCGGCGTAGCTTGCGTAAAGCCGCGATGTTCAACGCTGCTCATATTAGCCCACCTTCAACATGAAATTCGGGTCGTCCCATGGCGAGGTTACCTGCTCACCGCGATCATCGACCGCCACACTCAGCGCCATCGCCAAAGCCACCATGCCGTCGATGCGGCCCCGGCTCTTGCGCTTGGTCAGCTTTCTGTTGCCTGCCGCGTCCGCTTCAACAACCGAGTTGCGAGCGCACATTTCCAAGACAGGATGCCCACCGTGCAACAACTCACCTCGCAGCAAAGCACTTTCCAAATCCCGCAGCGCTGGCGACATGCTCTGAAAGCCCTGCCCCATCCCAACGAATAGAGCGCTGTCGCCCTCTAACTTGTGCTCTGCGAAACCGGCCTTTTCTAGCCAGGGGCGCAGGTGACGAAAATTCCATCGGTCAAACGCGATGCGCCGAACATCGTGGCGGGTGCAAAAGCCTCGCAAGTGCTCCGCGACAAACTCGTAATCTACCGTACGCCCCGGCGCGGCCATCAGTTTGCCGTCTGCATGCCAGCGGTCATATGGCACGCGGTCAGCGCGCGCCTTTTCCCTCAGACCATCACCCGGAAGCCAGAAGGTCGGGTGCACACCCCATTGCCGCTCACCCACCGTAGACACTGCAACGAATGCCGTAAGGTCACTGACCTCTGACAAGTCCAGCCCAGCGAAGACAGGGCCGTCAATCTGACCGGGCGCTCCCGCGTTTTCCTGCCACACAGCCTTTGCAATAAATGGGGCCGAAGCCTCAATTCGCTGGTTTAGGTAAAGCCACCGGAAGCTGTTTTCCTCCGAAGGCATCCGCGATGCGCGATGCGCTCTGTCCCTCAGTTCTTCTAGGCTGCGAAAGTCGCCCAAGGCCGGGTTCGCCGCTTTCCAGGCTTCTTCATCCAGAACGTCGCAATCTGCGGGGGCTGCGTACAGATGGCAAACTGTGGCTTCGTCATCCTTCGCGTCGTCCAACCACGTGCTAAACAGATCCCCGTCAGTTGCAGCTTGCGTACTAATGGCAATCAGCAGCGCGTCATCATAGGCGCCCTGGCTGGTTTCGATGGCCTCCACAAAGGCATCGTAGTCACCCTTGATCTGGCCAACCTCGTCCAAGATTGCCAAGACAGGGCTTAGGCCGTGCGCTGTCCCGGCCTCTGCCGAAAGCGCCTTGTACTCAACGTTGCGCGCCAGACCGATGATCGACTTTGACGACGGGATGATGCGAACGAGCTGGTCTAGCTCCGGGTTCAGCATGACCATCTTCTGCGCCAGCTTAAAGACAAGCGCCGCCTGATCCCGAGACCGGGCGCCGCTGACGATCTGACTGTTCAACACCGCTTCTGGGCCGACAATATGAGCCAGTAAAATCGCAGCAATCAGCGCCGACTTGCCGTTCTTCCGGGCAATGCTCAGAAAGGCGCGGCGGGTCTGCACGTCTCCGTCATAGACGGCTCGGATGAAGTCCTTCTGGAATTGAGCTAGCCGGATCGGCTTGCCAACATGCTTGCCTTCTGGCGTTAGGCAGTACGCTTCGATGAAGGCGATGACCTTTTCAGCGCGGGTCAATCAGCCGCCATCATCTGTATTGTCTTGCGCCCATCTGAGATACTGCCGTGCACAAGCCCCTTGTAACTATGGCGACCCTCGGCGTTTCCATCTCGCGTCGTGAATGACAGATAATCGCTAGACGCACCAAGTTTGTCAGCCTCTGACCTCAGGTGCTCAGCAATCTCATTGGGTGTCATTAGTTCGCCCTCGCCCGCACTTCACACTTGTTCGCTCTGCCCTGTGCCGCAACTCCATCCCCAACACTCTTCGCCTTCTCTCGCGCCCCGCTGCGCCCCCCCGCGCCCTGCCCCCAGGCACCGCGGTCGCGTCCCGCGTCGCCGCGCGCGGACTCTGCCACACCCG